TACAACGAAAAGAAACACGCCTATGAACCACAACATGGTATAGGTGTCCGTATTTTCAATCATCGCTACGATACAGGTGTCGGCCCAGTGGAAATTCCTATTACGATCAACACAAACATCCCTAACGCTGCTGGTGATTGTTCCATTCCTTATGTTGCAATGAACACCAACCTTGTTCGAAAGGTCCTAGGTATTCACACTTCTGGAAACGGAAGCACTGCCTCGCTTGCTCCCGTCACTCAGGAAATGATTACCAAATACTTCTCACTTGTCGAAGCCAAACACAAGCCAGAAGTTCAACAAGGACGTCCCGAAATTGTCCTTCCAGCAAGCGTTCAAGAACAACCATGGCCTTGGACCAAATACAAGGAAAAGAGTTTCATCCCCTCGAAACATGGCATTGTTCCTTCCAAAATGGCCAAGTTCCTAGGCCCAGCCATCACTCGCCCCGCCCCCATCAACACTAGTGCTATCTGTAAGAATCTCCCTCCAAATGTCACCCCCATCAACAACGCTTTGCACAAGTATGACAAGTTCCCTGCCAATTTCTCAGCCCGAGACAAAGAGCAGTACCTGCCACACATTGGAGAACATTTACACAGATATTTGCCCCGCCCCACCACCCCTGTTGACAGATTGCACCCCGTGCAACATGCCATCATGGGTATCCCTGGAACCAAACACAGCAAAGCCCTCCACTGGAACACCGCCCGTGGCGTCCCTTTCAAATGGGAACTCCATGGTCACGGCAAAGATCCCTGTTTCACTGAGGTGAATGGTAAGCTCCGCATGGTGCCTTTTGTTGAGGAGTCTTACTTGACGCTCAAGAGAGATCTCCAAGCTGGGCGACCCTTCACAAAGGTCGTCTTTGAAGATTTTCCGAAAGCCTGTCGAGTTGGTCTCGACGACTACGACGATGGTAAACTTCGTCTCACCTCCACCGCGCCCATTGATCATCTCGAATGGGCAAGACAACTTTTCCAAGGCATCATTGAAGCCACTTCCTGTGCCACCACCGGTAATTGGTTCGCATCAGCCCTCGATGTGTCCAATAACGACTGGGAGTTCATGTACCGTGATATATTTTACGGTCGACCCATATATGCAATATTCTGTGAAGACGTCAAAAAATTGGACGCCAACTTCAGAGAAGAGATTGCCACTGTGTGTATCGACGTTATTTGCAACTGGTACGAACTCAATGGATCCTCAAAAGAGTTGAATGACATGCGTCGCACTTTTCTCATCAATACCCTCAATGTCAAACACATTATTGGTGATAAGTGCTACATCGCCCCGTGGACCAACCCTTCTGGTCAACTGCTCACACTCTTTCTCAACACCCTCTACATC